TATAATGTTCGTCCCAAAGATGATGTGAACCTTGAATGTTGTCCTATTCACAGAAATAATAGATTGCTTGTAGTTTGCTACAAAGAACAGTGGGATCAGTTAGAATACATCAAATCAAGAGAATCTGTGTATGAAAAAGAGGAGAAATGCTTGGCGATTGCTTGCTAAATCTTTAGGTGAAAAGTCAGGTAAAAATAATACTGAGGCGGATAAGATTGCTCTTATTCGCCTTGTAATGTTTCTGTCTATCTTTATCACTAACTGTTTCATCGTTGCTAATGCTATCAGACACTGGAATGATGAAACAAAAATCTACGTTATTATTGATGGATCTAATGTATCAGGTGACTTATTTCAAACCGAAAAAGAAGGGCTACGCTTATCAACAGGCAACGTTTTTGAAAATTGATGATGCTATTTTTTGGGAGCAACTTGTGAAGGAACAAGGTGCAAAAGACATCAAAATCCTGGTGAATTAAAGTTACTCACCTCTAAAGTGTTTCTATTGTGTAAGCGACAAACAAACTATGGACGGTCTCGACGACATTCAAGTTGAAGATTTTTCTTCATTTGACCTTGTTGAAGAAATGAATGAAGGTCTTTTTGAAGAAGACGACGACACCAAAACTTTCAACGCATTTCTTAACAGTAACTGGGACTTCTGACAGTTTCTAAACTGTCTACCAAATCAACCACAAACACTTTTATCCATTATCATAGTCAAATGACCGACAACATTCCCAACGTGCTTCCTTACATCAAAGAACTGAAAGAAGCATGGCGCCGCCAAGATTTCAAATACACCAAACAACAACAGGAAGAATATGACCTGCTGATTGCTACCCGCCGTGAAAGGGTTAAGTATTTCTATGATAACGATTTGGTGTGTAAAATCAGCAAATCTGCAATGGATAAACTGCGTGACGCTGAAGATAACTAAATATTAAAAAAGAAGTGTTTAGATAACAATGAAAACCTTTCAGGAGTTTGTATTGATTGCCGAGGCAACCTATGACGCTGAGTTTCGTTCTGGCGCACAAGTTCGCAAGGGCGGTTCTGGTGAAAGAATAGGTGCTGAGCGTAAGAAATCTGCTCCTGAAAGACGCAGGGTAAAAGCAGTTGGTGGTGGAAAGACCGAACCAGTTGCATACAAACCCCGTAAAGATATTGGTACTCAAAGACAAGCATCCACAAGAGTTCAGCAACCTGAGAAAGAGCGTGGATCTGCTGATGTAAGAGCAAAAGCAGCAGCAGCGGCAAAAGAAGAAAGAAAGAAAGCAGCACAAGCAAGAATTGCTGCAAGAAAAGCAGGCAAAAAACCTGAAACATCTAAACCAACTGCAAAAGAAGCAGAAAAAACTGCATCACAACTTCTTTCTAAAAAGAAACCTGAAGCAGCAAAACCAACACCATCAAAACCACGCAGACAGTGGAAAACTGAAACTGGTGGTCCTATGACTCGCCAGGAAAGAGATAAAGCAAGAAACAAAGAGAAAACAGCAGCAGCACAAAAGACTAAAAAATCTTCCAGCGAAATCCTTGCAAAAATGCGTAGAGAGTATGAAGAAGGTGGCGGAAAGTGGAGTAATGCTGTTGCAGTTAAGATGAGAGCAAAGGCAAAAGCAGCGGCTAAAGCATCTGAAAGTTGACCTGAATTAAAGTTACTCACCTCCAAAGCGTTCCCATAGTGTAGGGAACGCTTTTTTTATGGAAATGGAACTTTCTGATACTCAACGCTGTGATATTGTTGAGGAACAACTTGATTACATTGTTGAACTTTGTAACTATCACTTTGAGAATAAGAATGATAGTTATGCTGGAGTTCTGTATGCTGAATATAAAGAATGGTTAGAAGAAGATAAAGAATATGTTGTTGCTTGGGCACCTGATTTCACACAACTAACAAACTAAAACCCCACCAAACCCCTGTAAAATCGCCTGTAACACTATGGAAACCACAAATGTGAGTGTTGATACCCTAAAACGGATAATTTCTGATCTTGAGCGAGCGGTGAATATCTGCTATAATGTAGACTCAGCAGATAATGAGGATTATGAAAAATCCTATCCCTTTGCAACAGGTTATTCACGCTCTGCAATGCAATCTGTTATTCAAGACCTTAACAAACTGTTGTAAGCAATAAAAGTTACTCACCTCCAAAGCGTTCCTATAGTATAACCACTCATATTATGATTACCCTTCGTCCTCACCAGGTTCGCGGTCTTGATGCTATGCTTAAGCATCTTCGTGGTCAGTTGATTATGCCGACTGGCGCGGGAAAAACCCCTACAATGATTTTTGATTGTGTTCGTGAGTTTGAGAAGTCTGAACCGCAAACTGTTGTAGTTGTTGCTCCTCGCATCTTGCTTGCAGAACAACTCTCTGCTGAGTTCCTTGAGTTTATCACAGATCCTATGGTTCGTGTGTTGCACGTTCACAGCGGAGAAACTCATCACGAATCCACTACAAATCCCGAAGTGATTTATGATTGGGCAGTGCAAACTTACAAGCGCAATCGTATCATCTTCACCACCTACAACTCTCTGAATCGTATTCAAGAGTCTGGTATTGATGTAGATACGATCTACTTTGATGAAGCACATAACAGCGTTCAGCGTCACTTTTTCCCTGCAACTGAGCACTTCTCCGCTAACGCTAATCGCTGCTACTTCTTTACTGCAACTCCCAAACATTCTCTTGCTGCTAACAAACCAGGCATGAATTGGGGTAATGTGTATGGTCAAGTGCTGTGCAATGTTCCTGCTCCTGAGTTAGTTGAAGGTGGTTACATTCTGCCCCCTAAAGTTGTAGTCAAGCAACTGCCTATGATCAAAGGTCGCAAGGTAATGTGTGCAGAAGATGCAGACAATCTGCTGGAGACTATTGATGACAACAATATCAGCAAGACTCTGATTTGTGCTCGCACAACCAAGCAGATTGTCAATCTTATTTCACAGTCTGACTTCTGTGTTCAACTTGCTCAGCGTGGTTATTCTTGGATGACGATTACATCTAAGACTGGTGCAATCATTGACGGTAAGAAGGTCAATCGTGAGCAATTCTTTGAGACTCTCAATGCCTGGGGCAAGGATTCTTCTAAGAAGTTTGTTGTGATTCACCACAGTATTCTGTCTGAAGGCATCAACGTCAATGGGTTGGAAGCAGTCATCTTTATGCGTAACATGGACTACATTGGCATCAGTCAATCTATCGGTCGTGTTATTCGTTTGGGTGATAGCTCTAAGACCTTTGGATTAGTTTGCATCCCAACTTATGACAGCGTTGGTATCAGCACTGCCCGCAAAGTGCAGGCAGTTGTTGATGTCGTCTTCAATCAAGGACAACCTGCAATTTCAGAAATTAGACGCTAAATAATTGTAGTTAGCGGATAGCAGGTTATGGACCCATTTGATTCACTGAAGCACACCGAAGTTCCTGAGGGAGATTATGATTATGGTAATTTCCCTTGGAATAAAGGAAAAGCAGGATCTTACACTAATGGGCCTCACTCAGAAGAGAGAAAACAAAAGATTAGTCAATCACTGAAAGGCAATGTTCCCTGGAATAAGGGTAAGAAAACAGGGTCACTCAGTGAGGAAACTAAACAGAAAATGTCTGATGCACACAAAGGACAAACACCCTGGAACAAAGGTATCAAAACTCCTGAAGAAATAGCAGAGAGAAAGAGAGCATATCGCAAAGCATATTATGAAAGAACTCGTCGCTAATGCAAAGGGGGGTCGTCCAAAGTGTCGTAGTAGTATGAAGAACACTCATCTCCAACATCCTGAAGATTCTATCTTAACGGGTGATCTTTCCGTTCTTGATTGGTTTCTGAATGATGGTGATCTATCTACGAAGATTGATGGTGCTCCAGCTATTGTGTGGGGAACTAATCCTGCAACTGGCAATTTCTTTGTAGGAACTAAATCTGTATTCAACAAAAAACTAATCAAAATCAATGAAACTCACGATGACATTGATCACAATCATAGTGGCAATGTTGCTAACATACTACACCATTGTTTTGATTACCTTCCTCATATCAACGGGATTATTCAAGGTGATTTTATTGGGTTCGGTGGTAGTGATACTTTTTGCCCCAATACGATCACTTATGTCTTTCCTGAAGTAATCACTCAAGACATTATCATTGCTCCTCACACAGTTTATGTTGCTGAGCATGATCTTCGGGATGCTGTAGCATATCCGATGAAGTTCATGATTACTGATACTCCTTACTGCAAGTTTGTGAAACCTGATTGTTGGGAACTT